GTTATTCAATCACTGGTCGAAGTGGTGATAGATCCTGAAGCTAAGCACTCCGCGAAGATTAGCGCGGCTCGCGTGCTGGGCACTGTCACTGAAGTCTCAGCCTTTACTACTAGAACAGAATCAAAGGTAATCGTAAGCAGCGCGAATGCGCGTGATCAGATCATGCAACAGCTTCGCGACATGATGAAAGCAGGCGCGACCGATGCGATCGAGATCGACGCGGCTGAGTTATTGCAGGAATTGAGCCCTACCCTTGACGATGCGCCGCCAGCCGACCCCACCGATGACCCCATGCCCCTCTCTGCGCGTCAGGAGTCCCAGGATGGATCACATACTATTCCACTCAAAGGAATAGAAAATTCACTCAAACAATCCCAAAAAAATGAGGGTACCCCCCAAAAAAATCCTGACAGCTATAACGCCCGCTAATCATGGAAACACCCCCTTATCGAATCCTATAGAATTACACGGGGGGTATATTTTTAGAACTAATAGCGGGAGAACTATAACCATTATAGATCTTTTTGATAAGAATAGGAAACAGGTATGGAAGTAGTAGCGCGCAATGTATTAATTAATAAAGAGATGGTAAAGAAGCGGGTGGAAATGAGTTATGAAGAATGCATGGAAAAGATTATGAGCCCGGCGCAACAGGAAATTTTTCGGATCGTGGATGAGTATTGGAAGATGTACGGGCACAGTCCGACGTTGCAGATTATTGCGGAGCAGCGTGGGAAGATGGGGCTGGCGAACACGAAGAAGATTGTGGACAGGTTGGTGAAGTTAGGGGTTTTGAAGAGGGTTGAGGGGATGCATAGAACGATACGCCCGGTGTATATAAATTTCAGGACATTGGAATGAGCAAGATTGCGGAGTTATTGGCGGCGTTGCCTGAGAATGAGCAGCAGAAGTTGTTGGAGCAGGTGTCTATATATAAGGCGGCGCTGGATCGTGAGCGGGCTCAGTTGAACTTTATGGCGTATGTGAAGATGATGTGGCCGGGGTTTGTGGGTGGAAGACACCATGCCCTGGTGGCTAAAAAATTCGAGGGAATAGCAGATGGGTCGATCAAGCGATTGATTATCAATATGGCTCCACGACATACGAAATCGGAGTTTGCGTCCTATCTATTGCCGAGCTGGTTTCTTGGCAGGTTTCCTCACAAGAAGGTTATTCAGACATCGAACACGGCGGATCTGGCCGTTGGATTTGGCCGGAAAGTGCGTAACTTGGTGGGGTCGGAGCAGTATTCGACGGTGTTTCCTGATGTAAATTTGCGCCAAGATAGTAAAGCGGCGGGACGGTGGGCAACAAATAAAGAAGGTGAGTATTTCGCTATTGGTGTGGGCGGTACTGTGACGGGTAAGGGCGCTGACCTACTAATTATTGATGACCCGCATTCTGAGCAGGAGGCTGCCCAAGCTGCTGGCAACCCGGAAATTTACGACAAAGTATATGAGTGGTACACCTCTGGGCCGCGTCAACGTCTGCAACCAGGTGGGGCTATTGTGATTGTGATGACCAGATGGGGTCAGAGCGATTTGACTGGTCGGGTTGTGCAAGATGCCATGAAGCGGGAAAAGGGCGAAGACTGGGAAGTGATTGAGCTGCCGGCGATATTGCCCAGTGGAAAACCGCTTTGGCCAGAATTTTGGTCGCTGGAAGAACTTGAGGCGCTGAAAGAAGAACTGCCGCCGGCTAAGTGGAATGCTCAGTACCAGCAGAGTCCTACCGGCGAAGAAGGTGCAATTGTGAAGCGGGACTGGTGGAAGCGATGGAAGTCTGAGCGCGCGCCGGTATGTGAGTTTATTATCCAGAGCTGGGACACGGCGTTTACAAAAAGCGAGAGAAGTGACTTCTCGGCTTGCACGACATGGGGAGTTTTTTATTTGAACGAAGACCCGCAAGATGTAAATGTGATTTTGCTCGATGCGTTTAAAAAGAGGATGGAGTTTCCTGAATTGAAAGAGACTGCACACAGAATGTATTTGGAATGGGAGCCTGATGCGTTTGTTGTGGAGGCGAAAGCTGCTGGCGCTCCGCTGATATTTGAACTGCGTAGGATGGGTATTGCGGTGAGCGAGTACACGCCGAGCAGGGGCAACGATAAATTTGTCCGATTGAATTCCGTGACTGATTTGTTTAAGTCGGGTAAAGTATGGGCTCCGGAGATGAGATGGGCCGATGAAGTGATAGAAGAAATGGCCATGTTCCCGAATGGCGCGCACGATGACTTGGTGGACTCAAGCACGCAGGCGCTGATTCGTTTTCGGCAAGGTGGATTTTTAAGGCTGGATACTGACGAGAAAGAAGACTACGTCGGTCGCAGAAAATCTTTTCAATATTACTGAGGACAGATATGGCTGGTTTAGACGATTTGATTGATGCAGTTCCAAGTCTTGCACCGGTTGCAAATGCGTTGGGATTTACCAAAACTGTGTATGCGCCCGCTGAATTACCAAAAGATAATTTGGAAGATAGTTATTCAACAGATTTATCTGTAAATCCTCTTTATGGCGTGCCAAAATCTACTATACCAAATGATCTTCCAACAAGTGTCCAAGTGTATAGAGCAGATCCTACTGGTAAGTTTGGGGGTAAAGATGGACTTGAAACGCAACCAATTTCTGTTTTTGCATCAGGTCAAAAATTAATTGGCAATAAGTTACAGCCAGCAAATCCAGATCCAGAAACATCAACAACATATAACAATTCAGAAAAAGCAACGCAAGAGCTATATAAATATGCAAGATTAAATGGCGCAGCGCAAAACTTAGGATTACCATCAATGACGCCAGAAGAGATGGCTGCATTTGCTATTAAAGAAGGAAGATCGGATGTTGGCCACAGCGGGGTTCAGCCAAAAACTAAAGATGAAATTGCTTTTGATGAAAAACTTAGAACAAAATATAATTTGCATTACAGAGATAGAAATTTTTTAACTGCAATGTATGCCAAGCAAAAAGTTGCTGACAGATTAAATATTCCATTTGCTGAAGCATGGAATGGCACCGGTACAAATGCAGCTGGTCAAACAGGCAAACAGTATGCGCAAGATTATCAAAATCATTTGCAAGCTGCAACACATCCAAAAAATCAACAGCTATTAAATTTAATTCAAAAAGGTATAAATGATGGAATTAAATTTGGATTACCTCTTAAAGAAAATAGATACAAAGACAGCGCGCCAAGTCAAAAAGAAGTGCCGTATAAAAAAGGCGGATCAGTAAAAATGCCAAACAATTACAGCAATGGCAATTGGAAAATAATTTAAGGAAACAACATGAGCATAGCAAAAGGTTTATACGAAGCACCGCAAGGACTTGCAAGTCTTCATTCAATTGAAATTGAAATAGAAGATCCGACAATGGAAGATGACATGCAAGGAGAAGATGATTCTTTTCCTGACATGCAAGGCTTCAATGAAAACATTGCTGAATATATAGACGAAGGCACATTGGAAAGCATATCGAGCGAACTGCTTTCAGATTACGAAGAAGATGTTTCATCCAGAAAAGATTGGATGCAAACTTATGTAGATGGCCTTGAATTGCTTGGCCTGAAGATAGAAACCAGGTCCGAACCTTGGGAAGGCGCGTGTGGTGTGTATCACCCACTGCTGGCTGAAGCGCTGGTGAAGTTCCAGTCTGAAACCATGATGGCCACATTTCCTGCTGCCGGCCCAGTCAAAACAGAAATCGTCGGGAAAGAAACCCCCGAAAAGAAAGCGGCAGCTACCCGAGTTCAGGACGACATGAACTATCAGCTCACTGATGTGATGACTGAATACCGCACTGAGCATGAACGTATGCTGTGGGGCTTGGGCCTTGCAGGCAATGCTTTCAAGAAGGTCTACTACGATCCGCACTTAAAGCGTCAGGTATCTATGTTTGTGCCGGCAGAAGATTTGGTGGTTCCATATGGAGCATCTAATTTGGAATCTTCGCCTCGCGTGACGCATGTGATGCGCAAGACGCAAAACGAAGTGCGCCGCTTGCAAGTATCTGGGTTTTGGTCTGACGTTGACCTTGGCGAACCTGATACAACACTGGATGAAGTTGAAAAGAAAATTGCCGAGAAGCTTGGCTTTAGAGCAACGACTGATGACCGCCACAAGATTTTGGAAATGTGCGTTGACCTTGACTTAAAAGGTTTTGAGCATACAGATGAAGATGGCGAAGAGACAGGTATTGCCATTCCTTACATTGTCACCATAGACAAATCAAGCGGCAAGGTTTTGGCCATTCGCCGAAACTGGAAAGAAGAAGACAAACAATGTAAACCGCGCCAGCACTTTGTCCACTACCCATACATCCCTGGCTTTGGTTTTTATGCATTTGGTTTGATTCACTTGGTGGGTGCTTTTGCAAAATCTGGCACTTCATTGCTGCGCCAGCTTGTTGATGCAGGCTCACTTTCAAACTTGCCAGGCGGATTTAAAGCTCGCGGCCTGCGCGTCAAAGGTGATGACACGCCAATCGCTCCGGGTGAATTCCGTGACGTAGATGTACCAAGCGGCACCATCAAAGATAACTTGATGACCCTGCCGTACAAAGAGCCAAGCCAAACTTTGCTGGCGCTCTTAAATCAGATTGTTGAAGATGGCCGTAGATTTGCTAATGCCGCAGATTTGCAGGTAAGCGATATGTCTTCTCAAGCTCCAGTTGGCACAACATTGGCCATGCTCGAGCGCACACTGAAGATCATGTCAGCCATTCAGGCGCGTATTCACTATGCAATGAAGCAAGAGCTTCAGCTACTCAAAGAAATCATTCGTGATGATACGCCGCATGATTACGATTACGATCCTGAAATTGGAAGTCGTTTGGCCAAACAGTCTGACTATGACTGCGTTGATGTTATCCCTGTAAGCGATCCCAATGCGTCAACTATGGCGCAGAAGATTGTGCAGTACCAAGCTGTTTTGCAACTGGCGCAGTCAGCTCCGCAGCTGTACAACATGCCGTTGTTGCATAGACAAATGTTAGATGTGCTGGGCATCAAGCAAGCAGAAAAATTAATTCCGCTTGAAGAAGATCAAAAGCCCGTAGACCCAGTGACAGAAAATCAAAACGTTTTGATGGGCAAACCAGTCAAAGCATTTTTGTACCAAGACCATCAGGCCCACATCACAGTCCACATGTCGGCAATGCAGGATCCAAAGATTCAGCAGTTGTTGCAAGGCAATCCGATTGCTCAGCAGTTACAAGCTCAAATGATGGCTCACATTAATGAGCATTTAGGATTTGAGTACCGCAAACAAATTGAGCAGCAGCTTGGTATGTCCTTGCCTCCGCAGAAAGATGAATCCGGAACAGATGTGCCAATGGATCCTCAAGTCGAGGCAAGATTGGCTCCATTGTTGGCGCAGGCCGCTCAACGATTGCTTGGCCAGAACCAAGCGCAGGTTGCGCAACAGCAAGCGCAACAGCAACAGCAAGACCCGATGGTTCAGCTCCAGCAACAAGAGTTGGCCATCAAACAAGCTGAGCAACAACGCAAGTCTCAGAAAGACGCGGCTGATCTTCAAATAAAGCAACAACAATTGCAGATTGAACAGCAGCGCATTGCAGCACAGCAACAAACAGCACAGATGCAAACCAAGGCATCTGCACTGGGCAAAGTTGCAGAACTGCAAAATCATCGCCAGCTTGAAACTACTCGTTTAAAAGCAGATGCACTCAAACATGTGGCGTCACTTCAAAACGATAGACAAAAGCAAACCAAGCAAATCATGGCCGATGGATTAAAGACCGCTCTTCAGCACAGCATCAATACAAGCCAAGCTGAAAAAGATAGAGAGGCAGAACAATCAGCACAACAATCACAACCGACAAAAGGTGAATGATGAATGCATTTGAAGTCTTAGTCAAAAACATAGACGAAAGAGCTGAGTATCTTCAACAAGCTGTAGCTTCAGGACGCGCAGCAACATTTGAAGAATACAAAGGAACGTGTGGCGAGATTAAGGGTCTGCTCGTCGCGCGTGGAATGATCTTAGACCTGAAACAAACTATGGAGCAATCCGACGATGAGTGAACTTCTCATAGGCCAGACACTTGACCCCACCGGGCCAGTATCTGTTTTGCCTGACACGGCTGACAAAAAAGCCAAGCAACTACCTGATCCCAAGACCTTTCATTTACTCTGCGTGGTTCCAGACGCCGAAGAAGAGTATGAAGGCGGCTTGATCAAATCAGGTCAAACCATGCACTATGAGGAAGTGCTGACGCCAGTCCTTTTTGTCGTCAAACTTGGGCCAGATGCATACAAAGACGAAAAACGCTTCCCTGCCGGCCCATCCTGCAAAGAAGGTGATTTCATCATTGTGCGCCCCAACTCAGGTACACGACTGAAGATTCATGGCCGCGAATTCAGGATCATCAACGACGATTCTGTTGAAGCAACTGTCGAAGACCCGCGCGGCATCATTCGCGCATAACCAGGAGCCCCAAAATGGCCGATTACAAGTTTCCAGACGAACTTGAGCAAGAACAGAAGGCTGAAGACAAAGAGCAGCCGGGATTAGAAATTGAAATTGAAGATGACACGCCTGAAGAGGATCGTGGTCGTCAACCAATGCCAAAGCATATTGTTGAGGATCTGGACAAAGATGATCTTGAGCAATATGACGAGCAGGTTCAACTGCGGTTAAA